GTTCCTGCCTCGCTTTTGCAGGTACTTTACAAATAGGTTCCCTACCTAAAAAAATTTTGCAAAAAATAATTTTCGGTGTATATTAGAGGAAACTGTTACTCACATAACACCTTTACTTATGGCGATAACCTCAGACCGTTTAGCAGAACTCGAAGAAGAACTTTCAAATTTAATCATTGAAGAAAACCTCCAAGATGAAGAAAACTGGGGCACTAAAACCGCTGAGATTTTAATGGATATGTTTCCTTCTGAAGAAAAGTCCTGGGGCGAAAATCTTTTTGATATTGCCACTTTTGCCGTGCCGCCTTTAAAAGTTTTGAAAGCGGCTAAGGTTGCAGATCCCATATTGGATACAGGCATTATGCAAATGAAAGGTAGACAATACGGCAAAGGGTTTAGTAAACCAGGATTCACGAAGATTCGCGGTGGTGGTAAACAAAACACCTTGAAAACCCGTAGCCCTGAAGTTTGGAATGTATACACAGACATTGCCCGTTTTTCCGACGGCGGTTCTAAGCCAGGAAAATTAACCCCGCAACAAGTTGAACAGTTACGCAAAATTATGCCTAAGCTCCGTGCTGCGGCGAGTAGTCAAGTTCGCCATGGGCGCAGCACCATGAGCAATGTTGTGCGCATGTTTGACGAGAATTTTAAATAATGATTTCTGAAGACAAATTACGCAAGGAATACACCGAACGTATTTTAGACCTGGAAGAAGAAGCCCACGGTCCACTGGCATCGAAAGAAGCGCTGTTGAGCATGATGATGGGTGAAGGCTATCGTGACCCGAACTATCCAAAGCAAATAGCTGACCCTGAATTTTCTGACGTGGCGGAGCTTGTTAACAAGTGGGCGTCCTCCCCCCCGCCTAAGTGGTATCCTGGAAAAGTATCGGGGCGTGTATTAAGTTCTAAAGAACTGGGATTACCTGTAAGTTCTGAAGGTACCTATTATGTAGCTCCTCCTCATCCTATAAGTAGTTTAGGAATGTCAACATTGGGCACTTATATGGGTGATTACAGCACTTATCTTTCTCCTTCTGAACGCCACGACCCTTTAGGTAAACCTTATTCTGAACCACAACCGCCTGATCGAATACAATATAGAAAAGACGCCTCAGCTAAGGACCCTGAAGGTGGATTAGACGATACAATAAAACACGAGTTTATCCATAGAACTTTTGAACGTTCTGGATATGAAAAGGTTGCGGATGAGCGATTTAGGTCATACGTTCCAGAAGATAACGCTTGGAGAAAGTTGCAAAAAACAACGGGAAAAAGAATAACAACACCAATTGACCAAGCTATAGCTTTTGGGTACGCGCATAAATTAAGAGGAGGTGAGTTGGATGATTCAGACTTGCGGGATAGAATACGGTTCACACTTTCAAGTTTTGTCCCTTATGCTTATCAAGTAGATCATTATATGGATGATCTTATGGAGGTGTTGCCTTCCATGATTAATGATTTTGAACAGTACCTGCGGGAACAGGAAGCCAACCGTTTAACCGAAATAGAAAATGAACTGGATTAAAAGCCTTTACACGATTAGGTGTTTTAGGCGAGAATTGATCGCACAAAGAAACCCTCTTAAGGGTTTAACTACTTTACTTTACAGGAACTATAAATAATGCCTGATAGAATTGAAGAGCTAGCTGAAGATTATATAACGTTTCCAGGGGGTCGTCAGATTCGTACTCAGGAAAAATTGACACGGGATATGTATAACAAAGTAGCTTCTCCTTTAAGACGTGGGGGAAACCGAATCGAAGAATTATTCGCGGAGTTAGCCGAAAGCGCAGGCGGACAGCAACAGTTCCAACTAGATCAGCAACTGAAACAAATGGAAGCGGAGCGCGACTGGATCAACAGCCCCGAAGGTAAACAAGCCGCAGCCATTGCAGGTGGGCTCAGTTTACTGGCATTAACTAGGGGACGGCTAGGTGGCAAGGATTTGCCCCCCACTTTCTTAAATAAACTATATGGACAAGTAGGGCAGGACTTTAGAAAATATATTATTCCACCCTTAAGTGATGTAGGGCGACGACTTACTGGGAGATCGGGTGCGGGCGTTGGTACAGACGTTGTAGGACGTTCAGGTGCACGAGTGAACACAGAACGTTCAGGACTAGGAAGACTTATTTTTGGTCCGTTAACTCAAACAGGACGTTCAGGTTCGCGTGTAGGCACAGACGTTGCAGGACGTTATGCATTGCCGAAAACAAAACCGTCCGTCGTTACTAAACAAGGTCCCCGAGGTCCCATCAATATTGATTCGCCCAAACAATTACCTTTAAAAGGTTTAGAAGATGCCCGTTACACCAAAGGTCTTTCTGAAACGGATAGGGAGATGATAAAAAGATTATTGATTCCCCCGTTAACTAAAACAGGACAAACGTTAACTAAAGGGAGCCTCACCGCAGCCGATAAAATTCGGGCACAAATAGCTCAACGTAAAGAGTGGTTAAAGTCGGCTAAAAATAATTTCAAAAAATCTGACGATGCGTTTCAAGAAGGTAGCCGTTCAGGTTATCAACCTGATATAACAGCAGGATCAAAAGGAATAGAAAAGTTTGGGAATCGCATAGCGCAGCTAGAAAAAGAAATAGCGGATTTATTAAAGTTATTAGAATAAATACATGACCGAACCTACCAAGGCGGATAAACTTAAGTCTCTTAAGAATGTCGACCTTTCCCATTTAGGCAAAGCCGAAGCCAAAGAGTTCACGGTTTTACTGGAAGAACTCAGTAAACGCGAACACCAGGAAAAATCCACAGGTACCTTTCTGGATTTTGTAGAATCCATCTGGGGAGATTTTATTAAAGGGGATCATCATATTAAAATGGCAGAGGCGTTCGATAACATTGCCAACGGCAAGCTAAAACGTCTCATTATCAATATGCCGCCTAGACACACCAAATCCGAATTTGCCTCCCATTTGTTCCCCGCGTACCTGTTGGGCAAAAATTCTAAACTAAAGATTATTGAAGCGACCCACACCGCCGACTTAGCCATCAACTTTGGGCGTAAGGTCAGGGATTTAATCGACCGTGAGGACTACAACGAATTATTTCCTGAGACTTCCTTAAAAGCCGATAGCCGTAGCGCGGGTAAATGGCTGACCAGTCAGGGCGGCGAATATTACGCGGCAGGGATTGGGGGCGCACTGGCAGGTAGGGGTGCGGATTTGTTTATTATTGACGACCCGCATTCGGAGCAAGACGCCATGTCCGATAAAGCCATGGACGAAGCTTATGAGTGGTTTATGGCGGGTCCCCGACAAAGGTTACAACCAGGTGGCGCAATCGTCATTGTGATGACAAGATGGTCGAAAAAAGATTTAACAGGAAGGCTCATTAAAAAGATGGCGCAAGATTCAGAAGCCGATCAGTGGCAATTGATTGAATTTCCTGCGATATTGCCTTCAGGCAAGTCCCTTTGGGAAGGTTTTTGGTCGTTAGGGGAATTACAGAGTATTAAGGCTTCCGTGAGTCCTTCTAAATGGGCGTCGCAGTACATGCAGCGACCTACGGGTGAAGGGATTTCTATCGTGCCAAAAGAATGGTTTAAAGTCTGGGAGGAAGATAAGCCCCCGAAATGTGATTATATAATCCAAAGTTATGATACTGCTTTTTTGAAAAGTGAACGGGCAGACTTCACCGCCATAACTACTTGGGGAGTTTGGTATCCTGAAGGCAAAATTGGGGAAGAATTGTATGCGGGTAACGAAGCGCATTTAATTTTAATTGATTGTATTAAAGAACGTTTTGATTTTCCTGAATTGAAAGCGGAAGCGTTGCGCTTGTACGATCATTGGGACCCTGATATTGTGATTATTGAAACCAAAGCCTCAGGGATTCCACTGGTACAGGAATTACGTCGCGTGGGGATTCCTGTCAATACCTTTTCGCCTTCCAAAGGGCAAGATAAAATTGCGCGGTTAAATTCGGTTAGTCCTATTTTTCAAGACGGGCGTATTTGGGTGCCTGAAAACCGTTTTGGAGAAGAATTAATGGAAGAAGTTTCAGACTTTCCAAACGGCGAAAATGACGACCTCGTAGATGCTACAACTCTTGCTCTAGCTCGCTTTCGGGAGGGGGGCTTCCTAGCGTTAAGCACTGATTATGAAGACGAAGAAGGTTACGCTCCGCGTCAATGGGTTTATTATTAACAAAATAAAGAGTATATTTCGTATACATGGCTATTGAAAAATCCCCCTTAAACATAGTTCCAGGCAGCGACGAAGATATTGAACTAGAAATTATGCAACAACCCCTACAAAATGGGGAGGACACGGAAGTATTTATCCAGCCCGACGGCTCCGCTGTTATTGGGAGTGATCCCAGTGCAAGTGTGGGTGTTGAATTTGGAGAAAATCTGGCAGAAACCTTAGACGAGCGAGAATTAAATACCCTTGCTTCTGAATTAACTGCACAATATCAAGAAGATTTAGATTCACGCGATGATTGGTTTGAAACATTTAGCAAAGGGCTGGATTTATTAGGCATTAATATTGAAGATCGCTCTGAACCTTTTGTAGGGGCTTCAGGTGTACACCATCCTATCCTCGCAGAAGCCGTTACTCAGTTTCAGGCGCAAGCCTATAAAGAATTATTGCCTCCAGGTGGACCCGTTAATACGGAAGTTTTGGGAATTTCCAGTGATGATAAGCTCGAAAAGGCAAATCGGGTCAAAAATTTCATGAATTATCAAATTACCTACAAAATGGAGGAATTTGACCCTGAAATGGACCAATTATTGTTTTATTTGCCCTTATCAGGCTCCGCATTTAAGAAAATTTACTACGATCCTAGTTTAGGACGGGCTACAGCACGTTTTATTAAGGCAGAAGACCTAGTAGTGCCCTATTACGCCGTTGATTTACTCACGGCTCCGCGTATTACACACGTAATTCACATGGCGGAGAACGATTTACGCAAATTACAGCTTTCTGGGTTCTATCGTGACATTGAAATGAGTTCTCCTTCTACCAATGTTGAAAATACAACGGTCGATGATAAGATTGACAAGCTTCAAGGGATTTCTCGTACCATTAGTGACGAAGAATACACCCTATTGGAAGTTCACGTTAATTTAGACTTAGAAGGTTTTGAAGATACCAACGAAAACGGAGAAGAAACGGGTTTAGGTTTACCTTATATTGTAACTCTTTGCAAAGATACGAATGATGTTTTGGCAATCCGCCCTAATTACAATCCTGATGACCCGATGCGGAAAAAAATTGAGTATTTCACTCATTATAAATTTTTACCTGGACTTGGGTTTTATGGTTTTGGGCTAATTCACATGATGGGCGGATTGACCAAATCGGTAACGGCAATTTTACGTCAATTGATAGATGCAGGTACACTTTCTAATTTACCTGCAGGGTTTAAGTCTCGAGGACTCAACATTCAACGTCATGATGATCCTATTCAACCAGGAGAGTGGCGAGACGTGGACGTACCAGGAGGTAGACTTACTGATGCGTTTATGCCGTTGCCATACAAAGAGCCCAGTCACACTTTAACCACTTTATTAGGTTCTTTAGTAGAATCGGGTAAACAATTTGCAGCTACCGTAGAGCAACCCACAGGTGATGGCAATGCTGAAGCTCCTGTAGGCACAACAGTAGCATTATTGGAAAAAGGGCAACGAGTGATGTCCGCTATTCATAAAAGGTTGCATTTTGCTCAACGAGTTGAGTTTAAAATTCTTAAACGGGTATTTGGAGAATTTTTACCCCCTGAATATCCGTATCACGTGCAAGGGGCTCAAGAAAGTGTTTTTAAAGAAGATTTTGATGATAGTGTTGATGTTATTCCTACTAGCGACCCAAATATTTTTAGTATGACGCAAAGAATTACGTTAGCGCAGACTCAGTTGCAAATGGCACAGGCAGCTCCTGAATTACACAACTTAAAAGAAGCGTATCGTAAAATGTATTTAGCTTTAAACATAAAAGATATTGATGCAATACTGCCCCCTGATCAAGAGGCAATTCCTAAAGACCCTGTACAAGAAAACATGGATTCTTTAATTCAAACTCCGTTGCAAGCGTTTCCTCAACAAAATCATGATGCGCATATTGCAGCCCACGTAGCTTTTTTACAAAATCCTAATACGGCGTCCAATCCGAATGCAATGTCCGCATTACAAGCTCATGTTCAGCAACATAATGCGTTGAAGTATAGAATTCAGATTGAGGGCATTCTGGCACAGCAGGGAATTCAGCTTCCCCCACCTGGACAACCTATTCCACCTGAAGTAGAAAGTCAAATCTCCGTAGCCGCAGCAGAAGCCACACAATTGGTTACAGGACAAGAACAGGCATTAGCCGCAGCCATGCAAACACCTGATCCACAACGACAAATGTTTGAACAACAATTACAATTAGAAAAAGAACAATTATCTCAGAAAGAGATGGAAGATGTGCGTAATAAAGAAACCGAGTTAATGAAGGCTGACTTAGACGCACAGATTGAGCGTGAGAAAATGGACTCTAAAGAAAGGGTAGAAGATACGAAAGCCGCGATTGATTTACAAGAATTAGAAATGCGCAATAAACGCGACGCTGAAAAGAATTATACTGAATTGGTTAAAACAGTTCGGGAAAGTAGAGAAAAGGATTAATTATGCCAAAGGTAGGTAAAAAACATTTTTCGTACAGTAAAAAAGGTAAAAAAGCTGCTGCAGCTTATGCCAAGAAAACGGGAAAGAAAGTAACTCGTCGTAAAAAGAAGAGTAAAAAGAAGAGTAAAACAAAAAGGAGAAAATAATGAGTAGTTATTATGACAATGATAAGTACCCTTCGCCGTCTAAACAGACAAATAGACCAGACCCTAAAGTTCCGACGCCGTCGGGTAAGGGATTTGCTCAAACTAAGACTGTTAAAGCGGGAGAAGTGATTACTAATTCAGAAGGTGAAGTCGTAGGCGAAAAGGCAAAAGTCAAAGCCGCTTATGGTCAAACTAAAGGACTTCTTTGGTATAGATACATTAAGTAATTAGTGGACTATATCGTTGCAACGGAGCATTTGCTTCGTAAATATCGAGAGAGGAAAGAGGCTCTCGCGCAAACACTATCTTCAGGTAGTATTCAAAATTTTGAACAATACCATAGAGTAGTGGGTGAAATAGTAGGTTTGAGTTTCGCTGAACAGGAAATTCAAACTTTACATTCTAATATGGAGGATGCCGATGACTGAAACTGTTCCAAATCGAGTAGCTAATTTTGGGAGTGAGGATAAAGAACCTATAATTACTCCTGAAGATTTAGACTCGCAAATAGATAAGTTACCTCGTCCAACGGGGTATCGTATTTTAATTTTACCTTTTTCAATGCCAGGTGTTACAAAAAGCGGAATTCACTTAGCTAAAGAAACTGTAGACAGAGAACGTATTGCTACAGTGGTTGGCTATGTGGTTGCACTTGGACCTGACGCCTATGGAGACTCTCATAAGTTTCCTGATGGAGCTTGGTGTAAAAAGGGCGATTGGGTAATCTTTGGGCGTTATGCTGGGGCTCGTTTTAAAATAGAGGGTGGAGAAATGCGCCTTTTAAATGACGATGAGATTTTAGCTATAATTAATGATCCTGAAGATATTTTATCATAACTAACCATGGAGAGACCATGCAACAAGAACTAGAAAAAGAGCAAATAGAACTAGAACTTCCTGAAGGGGAAGTTGATATACACGCAGCCGATGTGGATGATTCAGTTAAAACTGTTGTAGAAGAAGCAGAAATTATTGAAGAACCAGTAGAGGCGGTTAAAGAAGAAGAAGAGGATGAATTAGATAAGGTAAGTGACTCTGTACAAAAGCGTATAGATAAGCTAACTTATAAGATGAGGGAGGCGGAAAGACAGCGGGATGAAGCCGTTAATTATGCCCAAAGTGTGCATACGGATAATTCTCAATTAAAAGAAAAATTAAAAAGTTCTGATTCTTCCCTTTTCAAAGAGTATGATAATAGGATACAATCTGATCTGGAAAGAGCGAAAATTAATTTAAAGGAGGCGCAAGAGGTAGGAGATGGAGAAGCAATTGCAACTGCAACCGAGAAACTTTCTCGGTCTGCCGCTGAATCAGAAAACCTTAAACGGTTATCTGCTCAACAACAACTTCGACAGCAAAGAGTTGAAACTCTTCCCCCTCGCAACGAAACACAAACCGCCCCTGATCCTAAAGCAGAAGAATGGGCTACTAAAAATAAATGGTTTGGGGAAAATCAAGCAATGACATTTGCAGCTTTTGGAATTCATAAAGAATTGGTAGAGCAAGGAGAAGATCCTAGTTCTGATCATTATTATGAAAGAGTAGACGAAGAAATACGCAAGAATTTTCCACAAAAATTTTCTAATGAGCAATCCAAGCCCGTGCAACAGGTTGCTGCCTCTAGCCATGGAGCGACAGGTAAAAAGAACGCACGCAAAATAAAATTGACACCTAGTCAAGTCGCAATAGCGAAAAGACTAAATGTGCCACTAGAAGAATATGCTAAGCATATTGAACCAGGAGTATAAAAAATGACAGAAACAATAGATACAGAAGTCACCACAGAACGGAACTCACGTTCTGCCGAGACCCGAGAATCTCAAACTCGCAGAAAGCCTTGGCAACCCCCGTCTATGTTAGACGCACCCATAGCACCAGCTGGATATAAATTCAGGTGGATCCGTGAAGCAACTAGAGGAAATGATGACAAATCGAATATGTCTAAACGTATTCGAGAAGGATATGAACCTGTGAGAGCAGAAGATTATCCTGAGTTTCAAGCTCCTACAATTGAAAACGGACAACATGCAGGAGTTATAGGGGTTGGAGGATTAATTCTCGCTAAGGTTCCACTAGAGACAGTTGCGGAAAGGGGGGCTTATTTTAATGAGCAATCCAGAACGCAAATGGAAGGTGTGGACCATAACTTTATGCGAGAAAGCGACCCGAAGATGCCGTTAAAAGGTGGAGACATCAATAGGTCATCTAAGGTCGAATTTGGTAGTAGGAATAATTCCGACGATGATTAACACTATATTTACAAAGGAGTAAATTATGGCAAATACAGATGCCCCTGATGGATTTACACCAGCAAAACACATGTATGGTGGTACAATTCGCGCTGCAAGAATGAGAATACAGAGCACTTATGGAACAGCTATTTATAGCGGTGACGTGGTTACTCTTTCAAGTGGTTATGTTAACCAGGCAGGTGCGAGTGATACCCCAGCGGGTGTTTTTTACGGTGTACACTATAATGCGTCTGACGGGACCCCTACGTTTTCTAAAGTATGGACAGCAAGTACGGCTACTCAAGGTAGTGATGATGCCATTGCTTATGTATACCGCGATCCCGCGATTATATATGAAGCACAATTTACAGCAGGAACCCCTGCGGTAAGTTTTATTGGTAACAAGTACACTCTTTCAACGACAGCAGGTTCTTCAACGAACGGCAGGTCGAAAGAGGGTGTGACAGCAACTACTTCGAGTGGAATAGCACTGTGTGTAGGTTTTAACTTAGACCCAAGTAATTCAATTGGGGCTAATGCTAGAGCTTACTTCACATTCCCAACTTCAACGTTTGCAGTCTAAATTAAGGAGATAAGAAATGGCAATTAACAGAGCACAACTCGTCAAAGAGTTAGTACCTGGATTACATGCGCTCTTTGGTTTGGAATATGAGCGTTATAACAGTGAGCATGAAGACATTTTTGACACAGAAAGTTCTGAAAGAGCTTTTGAGGAAGAAGTGATGCTAACTGGATTTAGTGAGGCTCCCGTTAAGGGAGAAGGTGCGCCTGTTGTCTATGACTTTGCACAGGAAGCGTGGACGGCTCGTTATACACATGATACAGTAGCTTTGGCTTTCTCATTGACAGAAGAAGCAATCGAAGATAATCTCTACGATACGCTTTCTTCTCGATACACGAAGGCTTTAGCACGTTCGATGCAACAAAGCAAACAAGTTAAGGCGGCTAACGTTCTTAACAATGGCTTTAGTTCATCTTATGTTGGAGGAGATGGTAAGGCTCTTATGACTACCGACCACCCAACTGTAGGTAATGTTGATATGAAGAACGAGTTATCTACATCTGCCGATCTTAATGAAACTTCATTAGAACAAGCACTTATTGATATAGCTGCTTTTAAAGATGAAAGAGATCTTAAGATCAATGCGCAAGCTAGGAAATTAATAATCCCAGCCGCGTTGCAATTTGTAGCCGACAGACTCTTAGAAACACCAGGACGTGTCGGTACTGCCGATAACGATATTAATGCGATCCGTAACATGGGAATGGTCTCAGAAGGATACGCAGTAAATCATTATCTGACAGATACTGATGCATGGTTCGTCAAAACTGACGTACCTAATGGTTTGAAGCATTTTGTTCGTACCCCTGTATCCACAAACATGGAAGGTGACTTTGAAACTGGAAATGTTAGATACAAGGCGAGAGAACGTTATAGCTTTGGTTGGAGCGACTGGAGAGGCATATTTGGCTCGCCAGGAGCGTAAAGAATTTGGGGGGCTCTTTAAAAAAAGGAGTCTCCCTTATTTTTATTTTTTAACCCGAGATAATTTGTTACATCAACTGACTCGGCAGACGTACTCCAAGATGATGTAGCAGTTTTAGTTAGGAGGAAACGATGGCTAAATCAACTTTTTCAGGTCCAGTAAGATCCCTTGCTGGTTTATACAGTTCAGGATACAACTCTGTTGTAAGCTTAACGGCTGATACTACAATTACGGTCGCTGCACACGCAGGTAGACCTCTTTTATGTAATGATGCGGATGGTGTGTTTACACTTCCAAGCATTGTAGTTACAGAACCCGCAGATAAAACAGATCCTAATCAATTATGTAATTTAGGTTCTCAGTTCACTTTTATAGTAGTAACTGCTGCCACTGATATGGACATTACAACGGATGGTACAGATAAGTTTGTTGGTGGATCATATACTGGTATTGATGACAGTGCGGCAGGTAAGACTTTTATTTCTGGTTCATCTAATGACACTTTTACTCAAAACGGTACCACTAAAGGTGGGCTAGTAGGAAGTATTGTAGTTTTTACTGCAATGGCAAGTGCTAAATACCACGTAGCAGGACAGTTATTAGGTTCAGGAACATTAGTAACACCATTTGCTGATAGTTAATAGTAGGAGGTAAATATGGCTAATACAGTCACAGGTCCTACTAATCAATTAGATGGTGAGAAAACTTTAATTGTTTACTGTTCAGTTTATTCCGACGGTAACGCAAGTAGCACCACGTTAGTTGATGTTTCTGGATTGAACACATCAACGTTAAATGGTGAATCGTGTGCTCATGTATCTTTAAATAAGATATGGTACACGGTAAGTGGATCCCCTGATGCACCAGCTTCTCTTGATTGGGACGCCACTACTGACGTAACTTTTTTAACTTTATCTTATGATAATTCTTTTGACTTTAGTACATTTGGAGGATTAAAGAATACATCAGCCTCAGGTTATACGGGGGATGTACTTTTTGTTATACCCTCTACAGCTGATGCAGGTAATGAATATACTGTTTGGTGTGAGTTTTTAAAGTATTACGAAGCACCAGGATCGTAAACAATGGCGACCTCAGGGACTCGCACATTTAGTTTAAATGTAGCGACAGCGATAGAAGAAGCATACGAACTTGCGGGTTTAGAAGCCCGCACGTCGTATGATGCAGTTACGGCAAGACGTTCGTTAAATATTATGTTTGCGGACTGGTCTAATCGTGGTGTACAGATGTGGGAAGTTTCAAAAGAAACTACGACATTAACAGAAGGAACCAGTGAATACAGTATTAATACCTATGATATAGATATTTTAGATGCTTATATTCAAAAAACTGAGAATAATATAGTTACTGATTACCTCATTACTCGTGTAGATAGAAATGAATTTGTAGGGATTCCAACCAAGGGTACTAAGGCGCGTCCCACACAATATTGGTTAGAACGGCTTTTAACTCCTGTAATTCATTTATATCCTACGCCTAATAACTCAACGGATAAACTCATTTACTATGTTTGGAAACGAATTGAAGATGCTTCAGCGGCGGTTAATGATTTTGACTTACCCAGTCGCTTTATTCCTCCTTTGGTTTCAGGATTAGCATATTATCTATGTTTAAAGAAAAATACACAGAAACTTCCTATTTTGCAGCAACAGTATGAAAAAGACTTAGTTAATGCACTACGTTATGATGAAGATAGATCTGCGGTACATTTAGTTCCCAGGAGGGAATATATATAATGGCATATGCATCGGGTAAATACGCCTTAGCAGTTTGTGATACTTGTAGTTGGGCTTATCCTTATCGAGTTATGCGCATGAGTTGGAAAGGTAA